CTTGACATAAGACTACTTAAGTGTTACTATACTTAAAGTAACTATAAAAATATAACAACTAAGTTACTACTATAAGTTATAACTACGGTGTTGTACGGCTCCTCTCTGCTCCTCTCACTTCCTCTACGTACTTCGCTGTAGTTATAACTTTATTTCCCCTGTATATATGTTAAATAAGTGTTGACAATGAAGAAGCCATACGTACAACTATGTGCAAGTGAGACAGTAATCGAAGACTTTTATCGTGCTTTGAGTAGTGGTAATGCACGTGCAGTACAGAAAGTACACATACCCAAGTCAGATGTGTTCTATGTACGTGAGGCTATATATAACGCTACTGGTGTTAAGTACACGTTAGACCACGTAGAACGTGCTATGTACTTAGAGGGCCACTTAACGAGACATGAAGTATTAGACCCTGATAGAATACGTGATGGTGTAGGATGACTAAGCAGTTACAAGAAAACAGTATGTGGGATGAAGCTGATGCAGATGGTGATGGTATTGTCACTGATGCAGAGATGGCTATGTTTGAGCGTAGAGTAAGGTTTGAGAACGAAGACAAGAAAGAGGATGCTCAACGTAATATGGCGTGGTTTGCTTTGGCTGGCATGTTGTTGTATCCTTTTAGTGTTGTCTTGGCTGCCGCCCTTTCCTTATCCCAAGCTGCTACTATTCTTGGTAATATGGCTGCAACTTATTTTGTATCTGTGGCTGCGATTGTAGCTGCGTTCTATGGTGGTCAGGCTTACATTAAGAATAATAAGAAGTGATACTATGGCAGCTAAGGATTCCAGACTAGAACGTGCGGGTGTAAATGGCTACAATAAGCCTAAGCGTACTCCCAGTCATCCTACGAAGTCTCATGTAGTTGTGGCTAAAGAAGGTGACAAGATTAAGACTATACGTTTTGGTCAGCAGGGTGTTAGTGGTGATAAGCAGCCTACTAAGCGTCAAGCTTCGTTCAAGGCACGTCACGCTAAGAACATCAAGAAGGGCAAGATGAGTGCTGCGTACTGGGCTGACAAAGTTAAGTGGATGTATGAATGGAGGTGAAGGTCTGCGGTCACTGTGATAAAGAGCTACCCTTAGATTCTTACAAAAAGAATAAAGATGGTAAGCTAGGCAGACATTCTATCTGTAAGTCTTGTACATCTGACAGAGACAAGATGCGATATGCAAACGGCGATACATACGCAGCAAGACTGAAGAAACTATATAATCTTTCTGTAGAAGAATACAAAGAGATGTATAATGAAGCAGATGGTTGTTGTCAGGTATGCGGTATCGAAGAAGCTAACCTAAATAAGAGACTTGCTGTGGATCACTGTCATGCTACGGGCAAAGTAAGAGGTCTTCTGTGTAGTAAATGTAATACAGCATTAGGTCTGTTAGATGATGATCTAAATAGGATTAGTGCTTTGTACTCTTACTTAAAAGAAAGACTTTAGTATGGTAGCTAAGAAGTCTAAATCTAAAGTAAACGCTGCAGGTAACTACACTAAGCCTACCATGCGTAAGAACCTTGTAGAGAAGTACAAGGCTGGCAGTAAGGGTGGTAAGCCTGGACAGTGGAGTGCACGTAAGGCACAGATGGTAGCTAAAGAGTACAAAGCTAAAGGTGGAGGCTACAAGTAATCAGATGAAGAAGCCTCAGAAGTCCCTCAAGAAGTGGGGAGAACAGAAGTGGCGTACTAAGAGTGGTAAGCCTAGTGGTAAGACAGGTGAGCGTTACTTACCTGAGAAAGCTATCAAGGCATTATCTTCTAGTGAGTATGCAGCTACGACTAAAGCGAAACGTGCAGGAACTAAAGCTGGTAAACAGCATGTAGCCCAGCCTAAGAGTATAGCAAAGAAGACAGCAAAATATAGGAAGTGATAACACTATGATGATGAAGAAACCTACAGGTAACCAAAAAGGTTTGAAGAAGCTACCCAAGCAAGTCCGTAACAAAATGGGCTACATGAAGGATGGCGGTAAAGTAATGAATAAGAAAAACAAGGGCTACGCTATGGGTGGCTCTGTGACTGGTATGTCTGGCCCCCAGCAGAACTACACAGCTAACAATACGTACAACCCAGTAGAGGCAGGAATGCAGCAAGGTGCTATGGAACGTGCAGCTATGGGTGTTAAGTCCCCTGCAGGTGATAACATGGCTAAGGGCGGTAAGGTAAAGAAGAACTATAAAGACGGCGGTAAAACATACGCTAACTGTGGTGCTTCAGTTAAGCCTAATGGGAAGACACGATCATGAAGACGTGTAAAGGATGTCCTACCCCAGCTAACTGTGAGGCTTCTAAGAAGTGCTTAGGTCAAGCTGGAGCTAAGAACAAGAAGAAGTAATACATTATGGTAGCACTAGCGTACACTACTAAATCAGAGAGTATCACTGTAACGTCTACGAGTGCAGGTGCGAGTGCTGATGTATTGTACACATGTCCACCTAATCACGATGCTACGTTAGATATGCTGTACGTTACGAATGGTGGTAACTCTACAAGTAAAATATACGTAGAGTTTTACCATGCTGATGATACTTCATATCACAAGTTAGTAAATGGTAAGTCTCTAGCAGGGCACGATACGTATAACATCTTATCGTCGTCTAATATGCATCTACATGCAGGTGACAAGATTGTAGTGTACAAAGAGAGTGGTACTACTTTTGATATCACTATATCTGCACGTGAGTTCTTCAACCCTAACCGTATTGCATAATTGCATAACGGGTATGTAAATTTAGTAAGTACTAATCCATAACTCCTTACGTATAACTATGAGTGTTGTACAGCTAAAAAGGAGAACACAACATGGAACTAGTACTATCACAAACAACATCACTGTGGTCATCTGTAAAGCGCTGGGGTAAGCGTATGATGATTTCACTAATCAGGGCACGTCAAGCTGAAGCTGATCGTCGTATTGCAATGATGCAGCTTTCACGTATGACAGACCGTGAACTAAATGATATCGGTATTGGACGTGGTGACATTCGCCGTGTCGTATATGACAGACAGGACTAAAAGCTATGGCTAAGAAGCGGCAACTAACAGAGAATCAAACTAAGTTCCTTGAAGTATTATTTGAGGAAGCTGGTGGTGATGTGGTTGCCGCAAAACGTTTAGCTGGTTATTCTGATGGTACACCTACATCACAGATTGTGGAGTCACTGAAGGATGAAATATTTGAAGCGACTAAATCATACATGTCACGTGTTGGCCCTAAAGCTGCAGTGGCCTATGCGAGTGCTTTGGATGATCCTACCCAGTTAGGTGTAAAAGAAAAGATGATGGCAGCAGGTCAAATCCTAGATCGTGCTGGTGTAGTTAAAACTGAGAGAGTGAGCGTAGAGTCGGAGAGTGGTGGGTTGTTTATCCTGCCTCCTAAGAACAGTGACGACAATACAGAATCTTAAAAGTTTAAACTATCCTCAAGAGAGGTCGCTAGACTACCGCTACTGGATGCTTCCTAAAGCACCTTTTAAGATAAAGGTTTGGGAACGCATACCACGAGTTAGTAGGCACGTACCTTTCGGCTACGAGGTTGATCCAGAGGATGGGGACTGGCTAAAGCCGATACCTAAAGAGTTAGAACTATTAGAGCTTGCCAAGAAGCACTTAAAGCAGTATAGTTACAGGGAAGTATCAGCTTGGCTAAGCACACAGTCAGGTAGACGTATAACCCACGATGGACTTAAGAAGCGCATAGATGTCGAGCGAAAACGAAAAAAACTTGCTACAATTAAACGCAAGCTTGCCCAGCGGCTCGAAAAAGCGTTACGCCAGATCGAAATCCTCGAAAAAGAAAGACTCGGATACTACACCTACGAAGCAGAGCAGCATCAACAGCAAGACGAGTAGTGGCCCTGACCCTATTATAATAGCTCCACCTGCACAAGTTAAAGCTGCTGAGTATGACCCTATAGAAGCCCAGAACATTGTATTTAAGCCTAACCCAGGGCCACAGACACAGTATCTAGCATCAGGTGAACGGGAAGTATTGTATGGTGGGGCAGCAGGTGGTGGCAAATCTTATGCGACACTAGCTGATCCTTTACGTAACATGAATGATCCTGACTTCAGTGGTCTACTTGTACGTCACACAACAGAAGAGCTTAGGGAACTTATACAGAAGTCTCAGGAGTTGTACCCTAAAGCTATACCAGGAATTAAGTGGTCTGAGCGTAAGTCGCAGTGGACTACACCAAGAGGCGGCAGACTATGGATGTCGTACTTGGATAGAGATACAGACGTGATGCGCTACCAAGGTCAGGCGTTTAATTACGTAGCGTTTGATGAGTTGACTCAATGGCAGTCACCTTTTGCTTGGAACTACATGCGTTCACGTTTACGTAGTGCTAACCCAGAGCTAGGCTTGTACATGCGAGCTACGACTAACCCAGGTGGGCCTGGTCATGCTTGGGTTAAGAAGATGTTCATTGACCCTGCTAAACCTAATGAAGCGTTTTGGGCAACGGACATTGAGACTGGCGAGGTGTTACGTTTTCCTAACGGGCATAGTAAAGCTGGACAGCCTTTGTTTAAACGGCGTTTCATCCCTGCCAGCCTCTTCGATAATCCGTACTTGTCTGACACAGGCGACTACGAAGCTATGCTATTGTCGCTGCCTGAGCATCAGCGTAAGCAGCTACTAGAGGGTAACTGGGATATCAATGAAGGGGCAGCGTTCCCTGAGTTTAACAGGAAGATACACGTTGTTGAACCTTACGATATTCCAAGAAGCTGGACTAAGTTTAGAGCTTGCGACTACGGCTACGGCAGCTTCACAGGTGTTGTATGGTTTGCTGTCACACCCAGTGAGCAGCTTGTCATCTACAGAGAATTATATTGCTCTAAGGTTACTGCTACAGATTTAGCAGATATGATCATAGAAGCTGAAGCAGAAGATGGTGGAATACGTTACGGCGTGTTAGATAGCTCCCTGTGGCACAAACGTGGCGACTCAGGCCCGTCCTTGGCAGAGCAGATGAACATGAAGGGTTGCCGCTGGCGTCCTTCAGATCGTTCAAAAGGCAGTCGGGTTGCAGGTAAGAATGAGCTTCACCGCCGTTTGCAGGTGGATGAGTTCACTGAGGAGCCAAGACTCGTGTTCTTTTCCTCCTGCACCAACGTTATAGCGCAGCTACCTAGCATACCTTTGGACAAGCGTAATCCAGAAGATGTTGATACAAATGCAGAAGATCACTTGTATGACGCAATACGTTATGGTATAATGACACGTCCACGTAGTTCACTATGGGATTTCAATCCAGCTACACAAAGAAGCGGTTTCCAAGCTGCTGATCCTAACTTCGGGTACTAAATATTATGGCAGAGATAAACGATCAAGGCGAACTGTTTGAAACGGATGAAGTAGCCGTTATTCAAGATGGTGATGAACTAGATGCAAACAGTGTTGTCGGGTACGTAGAGCAGCGCTTTAAACGTGCTGAAGATGCACGATACACAGATGAAAACCGTTGGCTACGTGCTTATCGTAACTATCGTGGTTTGTATGGCCCTGATGTACAATTCACTGAAACTGAGAAGTCACGTGTATTTGTTAAGGTCACTAAGACTAAAACACTAGCTGCATATGGTCAGATTGTAGACGTACTATTTGGTGCATCACGGTTCCCTCTTTCAGTAAACCCTACAGTCCTACCAGAGGGTGTATCTGAGAGTGTACATATTAGTATTGATCCAAACGCTGAGAAGGCTACTGAGGAGCTAAATTCTGCTTTCGGTAGTGACCCAGTGCCTACATCGTTGTTTGACCCTGACGTTAAGCTGAAGCCAGGTGAGACTATGTATGACCGTATGCGTCTACTAGGGCCACTAAAGGATCGCTTAGGGCCAGTGTCAGATAAGGTAGTTGAAGGGCCAGGAACTACACAAGATAAGGTTACTTTCCATCCTGCTATGGTAGCAGCTAAGAAGATGGAAAAGAAGATTCACGATCAGTTAGAAGAGAGTGGCGCTAATAAGCAGCTACGCCATACTGCATTTGAGATGGCTTTGTTTGGTACGGGTATTATGAAAGGCCCATTTGCTATAGACAAAGAGTATCCTAACTG